TGGGGTACAGTAATTGCAAAGCAGCCTGCACAAATGCTGTAGTAGCTAATGCTGTGGTGTTATTGCCATAAGATTGCGTAACGGCGGTGGTTCCCGTTGGTAGCGTGGGTGTACCCGTAAACGTGGGGCTTGCCAAGTCAGCCTTGGTAGCAACCGCCGTGGCAATATTATTGAACTCGGTGTCAATCTCCGTGCCTTTAACAATCTTGGCCGCATTGCCGGATGCCAGCGCATCTTTGGCGGCGAAATCCGTGCTCTTTGTGTAGTTACTCACGACAATCTCCCGTTTTTCGACAGAATCTCAATTTTTTGAATCGACAGCGCCGAAGAATTAATATCCGCCTCATAACCAGTTTGCACAATGCGACCAGACCCCGTGCCTTGTGCGTAAAGTGTTTGTAATGCAATACCATCGGCGTACTCCGCAAGAGGAACACCATTAGAACCATACTCTGCAATACCGTATTCAGAAACACTTTGCGTTGGGATTTGTGTATTTTGTGAAAGATAATTTTCGCTAAAATCAAAACCCCATTTAATCGTTACATACTGATTCGTGCCACCAATAACTACTACCCCTATGCGCTTTAGTATGGAAGTAACGCTTTGGTTCCCTAAGTCGCTATGGTTGGTGTAATACTGGAAGCGATACGCTGTTGTATTATCTAAATAAGTATTGTATTTGCCGATATAGCCATTTTTACCTATCAATAAATCACCGTTACGCCGAGATAGTAATGCAGTCGGCGTAATTGACGTCCATTTGGTTACTCGACTAGAGTCATCAGGCAAATACCCACGCGTATCAAACACGTATACCGACTGGTTGCTTGGGAGCGTTAGTAGATAAAAAGCATTTATTTCTGAATACACAGCTTTAACGTTAGCCAGCGTCTCACCCGCAATGATGCCCATCAAGTCATTACGCACATTTTTGCTGATGTCACGAAACGGCGCTGACTTTTCCTGAATCGTGCGCATCAATGACCGCACACCGCTGTTAGACAGAAAAAAGACGTCGGTTGCGGTGCCTTGGATGGAGTCGCGCGCGATGCAGCCAATACCTACCACCGTGTCGTTCAACGACATTGTGGCCGGCGCCGTTGCGCCTTGATACACCAATATCTGGCGTTTGCCAAAAATGATCAGGAAATTGTTGTGGGCTGCCAGGCCAACGATCTCGTCCGGCCCAGCAGGCCAGACGTTATTCACATTCAACGTGCCGGAAGTACCACCCGTGTAGACGTGGCCCGACAGCAAGTCTGAGAATGTCAGGGTTTGCTTGTCAGATGCCGTGTTAGCAATCCACAGACGGCCATAAGCCGAAATGACGATATTGCCTGATGGCACCGTGCCGGCGTAACCCGTTTTCTCACTCACACGGCGGTACGTGGTGGTGCTGACCGCTGGATCGTAAATAAGTGGGTCATGGCCCGACTGGAAAAAGTAAGTGATGCCATTAAGCGAGGCGCATTGCCAGTTGTTGGCCGTGATTGTCGGGGCGGTACCCCCTCCCCCGTAGGTCAACTCGACAACCGCATTGCTGCCATCGAGCTTAAAAATCTTGTTGTTGCCGGCAAACAGTACGGTGTACGTGCCGTCGGCTACCACCAATTCATGGATGACGCCCACATCATTAGCGCCCAAGTTGCCTGAACTGCTATTGACTTTAGACCAGCCTTTACGCGCGCCGACACGGCCGTATTGATCGATGACGCAATTGGTTGCGACCAGCGCAAAACCAGCGTTCAAATCAAGCGGCGAATCTTGGGTATTCAGGCCGTAAAAGCCTGGCGCCGAGATCGTATCAATTTGCAGTGACTGGCTCATGAAGCGTAAAACTCCTGCATTTCAGGAAAGCGAGTGGCTTCCAACGCGATGTAATCCGACAGCATGGTCTTATACAAGGCATAAGCCTCAGACGAATTAAGACCGCCGTCCTCGCCGCGCTCAACCAACGCTCTGGCGTAGGCATTTTGCACAACCAATACATCTGGCACTAATACGGAAGTGGAGTCAGACGATAATGTGGCTTGGGGCACCGCCAAGAAAAACTTAATGGTGTACACGCCGTTTGGGCGTCCCCACAACTGCACCTTGGCGTCGCCGCTGCCATCCACACCTTCAAAGCAATACTCCGTAGGTACTGCGGTAACCGTAGGTTGCAGATTTTGCTTGCGGCGCATGTCGCCTACAGGGATAACCTGCATAACGACGTTGCTAGTGGTATTTAGTGGATCGCTGGTAACACGGAATTTCTGCCCGGCGCCAGTCATGGAGTATTCGTAAGTGCCTGAAGCCGTGGTGATAGTAACTTCTTGCCCAAGCGCATTCCAGTCGTAAGCATCCTCAATCTGACGCTTGGCGTCATTGACAAACTTGCCGATCAGGGAAGAGTAGGTGGTCAGGCCGACCGTCGTCACCTGCGTCTCTCGCAGGCGGGCCAAGACATCATTGACGAGTTCCAAGTAGGTCATTTGCTTTTCGCCTTATTCCTTGCGGATATAGCTTTAGCTTTTGCCTTTGCATCTGCCTTGGATGACGCACCCCAAGCATTTAAAGACAGCAAGAGCCGAGTAGGCTGACCGTCTTTACGCTCGGGGCCGGGCATATTGCCCATCCTGGCGAGAAAAGAAGCTCGTCGCGGGTTGTCGCCAGATTTTACCGGCGGTTTGAGGTTGCCCCCAGTTGCTGCATTATAAGACTCCCGGCCTTTGGCATTCAAGCCGCCCTTTGCATTTTGACCGGCCTTTCTTTGCCAAGCTGGAGTTTTCATTTCTTCCTCGCTGCCCTCAAGTTATCGACCATATTGGGGTAGGGCCGTCCGGCGGCCTTTGCCATCCGTTTTGCCGCTGCCTTTTTGGCAGGCGCCAAGGGTTTGGACGGGCCTAACTTTTCAGGCCGCTTCTGCTCCCAGATTGGCTTTTTCATTTCTTGGCCTTTTTCTTGGCCATGCCAGCCTCAGACAACGCAATGGCGATTGCCTGCTTTTTAGACGTGACGACAGGACCGCCTTTGCCGGAATGCAAGGAACCTGCCTTGTATTCGTGCATGACTTTACCGACTTTCTTTTGGCCTTTACTCATCTTCATGATCACTCCTTGGTGATAGGACCGCCTGATTTCCACGCGTCGCAAGTACGATTCGACGCGCAAGTAAACTGGAACAAATCGCAGTAGCCAAGATCGGCGGCGGCTACAAACTGCTCATCGTAAGACAACTCATTCTTGCCTTCGTCTTTTTCCAGACCCCCAATGATGCACTGCATCATAGCTGGCGTCTGGATAAAAGCCGCGCAATTACCGCACCGCATGCCTTTTACTGTGGCTGTGGGGGCGTTATACATGGTGGCTTTTTTCATCCAAAAAGCCGTGTTTGCCTCATTCGGATTAGGTGGCCCATAACCATACTCTTTGAACGCATGGTTGCGGTTCTTCAGATTGACAGACACATCCTGCGTTGCCACAGGGCATTGTTTGCCGGACAACAAGCCAGTTTTCATCTGAAAAATACCCGATCCATAATGAACGCCGCCGCACCACTAATGGCCGACACGATCGCCATGCCTACCCAAAAACCGCCTTTGGATTTATTGGCCATCTCCAGCAGTTTCTTAACGTCTTCGCGCAAGGCGTGCACCTCCATTTGGAGTGCCTCCACCTGGGCTTCGAGCTTTCCAAACTCGCGTGGGTCAATTTCCGACATTTTCTAACTTCCTTGGACGCCCCATTCGTTTGACTGGCGGCGTTAAGATGACCGAAGATGACACTCCGTCCGCAGGTTCTTCAGGTTCATCAACCCGCACATAGCCCTGATGGCCTTTCATGCTGTCGATATCGTGCTGATGAACGAACGTAACCGTTTGGCCACTGACCAAACATTTGAATGTCGCCATAAAATCTCCAGAAGGCAAACTGGGGGCGGGGGCCCCCAGTTTTTACGCCAGTGAGCGTGCTACAACCAGACGCAGTGTGGACGATGCCAAGTCCACCGTGCCGCCGGTTTCGTTTTGGAACCGAATGCTGACGGTATCCGCTGCGCTGACATAACCGGTCACGATCAGACCAGCCACATCAACGGCCAGCGAGGCTGACAGCACCATGTCGCCCAGTGCTACGCCGGGGACAGCCACGGTGTCAGTATCCCCCGCGCCATCAGCCAAACTGTCGGCGTTAAGTGTGGCCTTGACTAGCCAGGTGTTGGAATAAAGCCCGCGAAACTGGTCATTACCAGCGCGAACCACGACGGAAGTTGCATTTGCCATGATGTTCTCCTAATTAGGTTAAAAATCCCCGGCCGAAGCCGGGGAGTTTAATTAGGCTGGAACAGCCAGAGCAAAAGCCGAGGACGAGGTTGCAGCGCCCGTAGTCGCGGCAGTACGCATGGCTTTAACGCCATACAGCATGTCGGACGTGAACAGCGTGCCCAGGTATTCCTGCTTGTACTGGGTCTGCGAACGCACGCCCATCTGCTCAACCAGAACCATCGACTCCTTGTGGCCCATCAGGCAGATACGGTCAGCGCCCGAGTTACCAGCGCCAGTATCAGCATTGGAAGTCACGAACACGGGGATACCGTACAGGTTGCCGATTTCGCCGTTACGGATGGCGTTGCCATCACCCACGAATGCCTGCTCGGTGTAGCGAGCCAGACCCATCAGCGTGTTGCGGCTGGATGGTGGGATGATGAAGAAACGACCGTCCATTGGGGTGTCGTTGTCATCCAGACGCTGGATGGTGCGACGGATTGCAGCATCGGTCAGGGCAGCAGCGTTCGAGGTCGCGCTGTTATACGCAGTGGTGCCGTCCGAGCCGATATAAGCTTTGGTGCTGGACGCCGAAGTTGCGTAGTCATCAGTGCCAATGGTGGCGCCGTTGAACGCGCGGCCAAGTTGTACCAGATCAGTATCAACTTGCTTGGCCAGTGCATAGCCGGCATCGTTGGTGTAGAACTGACGCAGCGAGTTCAATGCCTGAGCTTCGACAATATCTTCGATCAGGCGGCTGTACTCGTAGTGCTTGTTGATCAGGATCTGAACTTCAGATTCTGTCGCAGCGATCAGCGTGACTGCATTGGTGGCTACTTTTGCCGAAGCCGAGCCACGGGTTGGGGCAGGAACGTGAACGGTGTCACCTTTCTTACCCTTAAAGTT